CGAGCCCATACATCTATATCAAACTTAAGGTTTGCTGTAATGTAACGAGTCTTCTGAGCTGAGTCAACAGAGTTTACCATGTAGTCTCCATTATCAGGATTAGCAGTTAATATAATATGCCAGTCTTTTGGAAGAGTCCATGATATATATTGTTGTCTATCTACTAGTTCCATACATGCTTGAATAAATCTCATATCTGCACGGTTCCAGTCATCAAGAAGCAATACACCTCCCTCTTTCTTATCAGCGATCCATTCCGGGGCTGAATAAGACATTCTACTTTTACCAGTAGTTTGAAAGCCTAGTTTAGAATGGTCGTTAACTGCCACTTCATCTACCCATTTACCTATCTTTTTACCTTCTTTAGTAGTCCACATTTGGAACTGTTTAATAGGAAATCCAACTAAATCACCAAGCTCCTCGATTTGTGCTAAGTTTAACTTAACAAAATCTAAGCCATGTGCTTGAGTCATATCCATAATACTAGTAGTTTTACCAATACCTGATTCACCTACTACTTCAATTGCTACAGGCTTCTTCCCGCCCGCCTGCAAGTGACGATTGTTTGTTATGATGTGTCCTACAAAATCTTGTAGTTCATCAATGTTTAAATTTACTTGATTCATAATATGTTATTTAATTGATTAATTTAATTGTATTTTAATTCCAGTCAACTCATCATTGATTCTAGAATGTGAGCTGTGCACCCACAATGCATTCTTTGGACAGTTATCCGGGTTAGGGGCTTCACCATCAGTAAGACATATAAAAGCAGAGTATCTGTTTTTAGGATCATTATAGTGATCTGTAACAGGCTGAAAACATGTTCCACCTCTACCTTTTATTTCCCAGTTTTTCTTAGGATTAAACTCTTCTATATTAGTAAGCTGTGTGTCAAACTGTGCAACTGTAATTTTATTACCAGTTTTATGCATATGAGCTAATTCATACATAAATTCTACTAACTCTTCACTACTTACTGATCCTGAAGTATCTACGCCTACAAGCACATGATTCCTGTGCTTAATCTTAAGACCCGGGTTACCTGCATAACGCTTATTATTCTTACGCCTAAGCTTTTTAGTATAGATTTTAGATGCGTTACTAATAAACCTTTTAAGATACTGTTTCCAATTGAATTTAGCAGGAGGTATAACAAATAACCTCTCAATAATCTCTGCTAATTCCCCCGGTATGTCACCGTGCTTCTTTTGGATTTCTTCTGCAGTAGTCTTCATTTGATGCTCATATTGCTTTTGCACTAATTTTTTCTCTGCTTCAGGTAGATCAGTAACTTCTTCCCATAACTTATGATCATATTGACTGTTACCGTCCATCTGATCTAAAATAGACTGTAATGCTTCATTATCACTATTACCATTTTTATCCATAGTTTGTTCTAATAGCTTGTAATACTTATTCGTACCAGCTCTCTTTGGTAAATTAAGATCTTTAAACGTATCCAAAGTTAATCCGCCAGCTGGCAACATTTTACGATCTATGTATTGATTAATTTCTATGTCAGCTGCTATATTAAATAACTTTTTATTAGGATATTTATCTGCCATTATAATATGACCAAAAGCTATATGTAATAGCTCATGTTTTAGCAAGCCTTGTTGATGTGGTTCACTAAGTTCTGCAAAGAAATCCGGATTAATAACTAATCTCATTCCTATGCCGTGTTTTCCTACACCTGCGGTATCTATATCCTTACTGAATTCTTTTTGCATTCCAATAAGAAATATACCGTAGAAAGGCTCCGTGAATATCAATGTTTTTGATACTCTGGAGAGTTGATCTTGTACTGTTCGCATGTTTAATTGATTTAAAAGATATACCTAATTGTATTCCAAGGTATAATCTGATTATGTAATTGTTTAAATTGTTTTATATACTCAGCTTTCATTCCAAGTTTATATCGTATATTTTCTCCACCATATTGAGAACGTTTAACTTCTTGTTTAGTAAGGACCCATAAATCTATTTCTGTTTCTGGATGCTTACTTAGATTAATTGTGTGCTTTTTAAAATTATGTGTAAGAAAAATACATTCTGATAATACCTTGTTTTTATTTTTTACATAAGTATTTACCAAATTAAATAAATTTTTATAATCTTCTAACCAACCTTCATATACTATAATGGGGCTGTAATTAACGTGCACATCGTAGCCAGCATCTATAAATGTATCAATAGCTTTTATTCTATCTATAATCTTAGATGTGCTAGGTTCATGTAAATCTGACTTATGTTGTGGCATAAGACTAAACCTTATACGAACTTTGCCTTGAGGGTCAAATGATAATAGTTTAGGATTTACATATTTAGTAGCAAAACTACCCATAGCTACAGGATGATCTTTAAAGAATTTAAATACCTTTTCCCACTCATGGTGTTTTGCATGCAGAGCAAAGTCTTCGTTACAGCTTATGTCATATGTTGTATACTCTGCGTGTGTCTGATTAGGTTTATCTACAGGTGTAAAATAAGCATGATTATTTATAGCTGTCAATATATCTCCTGTATTAGTTGCTACGTCAAGACCATTATCTTTATGTCTTTTCATATAGCAATAAGAACAGTTGTATAAACAACCATAACCAAAGCTTGGACTAATAAAATCTGTAGATCTACCTGAAGGTCTAATAAGCATAGACTTTCTAGTAATCTTTTTTATCATAAGCCTTCGTCTCTTTCTCCGTCAGCTTGCATTTCTTTATATGCTTCTTTTCTAGCAGCCTCATATTCATAATCTTCTATAGCCTCGCAATGTTCATTGCAATTTAAGCATACATCAATTTCTTCGTCTATATTTGCTCCACAGCAGTTGCTTATCATGTTATACCCATATCCATCATCTATTGGATTGGATAATTTCCAGTCATCGTAATTCATAATTTTTGTGTTTAATTAATAGTTTCTAATTTTTTTATTTCGTTCAAGTCTTCTTTCTAATTCGTCACCTATAAATTGACGTATAGCAGTTTCATGAACTTTAAATTTTTCTTTTATTTCTCTATAGCTATTAGCATTTGGATTATCAAAATAATATTTAACTACTTTTTCACCCAATAATTTTTTTTGCTTAGCCGTTCTTCTTGGATTTTTCATAATATAGTAATAAAAAAGGAAAGGGAGGAATTGTAATCGCCTCAAAGTATAACCGCTCAGTTATTAAATTAAATTACTAACCTCCCTAACCTATATTTAAATAAAAGAATAGGGGTAAAATTCCGTCTCCACGTTAAATCTACCCCTAGATGATTGCTATATCCAAGTAATAATTTAAGTTTTGTACAACATCAAAATTTACTTATAGGATAGTCCCGGCAGAACATCTTTCTTTTATTTTATAATTGTTTTATTAATTCAACAATCTCATCTACTTGCTTTTTATTTCTAGGCATAAATAGTACATAATGATGATTGTTGTCTTTAAGATGTTTTTTAAATAATTTCCATCTTAAAGGAAAAGACTCATTTGCATAGCCTTTTGTTTCGATAATAAATTTACCGTTTGGATCTACAAAATCAGGTGTATAAGTTATAGGTCTAATTTTAGAACCTTTATTATAAAGTTTTTTAGTTGTACCCTCATAACAAGCTTGAGGATATACTAAAGCTGGAAATATAGTAAAAGTATTTTCTTCATAATCTACTAATATTTCTTCTTCTTCAAGCCTTTTGTAACAATATAATTCAAGATTAGATTTAAATTCTTTTCCATCATATGTAGACTTTCTAGCATTTTTAACTTTACTTCTACCTTTTCTTCTAACATACTTTCTCTTCTTCATAGCTCATAATATTAGTTTGTAAATAACCTTCTAGTCCTCTATTCTTATTCCATATATATGCTTGTCCGCAACGTAACGTTCCCACATAACCTTGTGTTTTATGCCAAGTATCATTAGCACATATACTAGGAATAAACCTAACTTTAGTACCCATATATTCATTAAGCATTTCTTTATGTTTATGTCCACAATGTACTTCTCTGACTTTACATCTACTCCACATTTCTGGTTCTTCTGTAGCAATTAGTAAAGGAAGTTCTGCAGCTTTTTCTTTATCACCATGTGTAAACATAATCATATTAGTACCATACTCATAATATTTACGTGACTCTAAACTATTGTCTACAGTTACATTTTTATTGTTATGATACAAAGCATCTAATACTTCTCCAACATAAAACATACGCTCAAAATCATGATTACCTTGTACAACTAGTACATCTACAGGAGCAAATTGTGATAAATAATCAATTGCTTTTGTAACTAAATGCCAGTATCCTCTAAAAGATTGACGCCAACGCATACTATCTTGTTGAGGTGTACCTTTAGTTGTAGCTCGACTCATACCTTCTGAATTAAGTCCGTCATTACCTACAGGTAAAAGAAATCTTTCAATTTCTAAACCGTCCGCTTTTCTATGTAAATCTTGAATAGCTTGTATATAATGTTTTTCTAATGCTTCTGGACCTTCATCAGTTATTTTACCATAATGTATATCTGGTAATGATATTTCGTAGCAGATAGGATCTTTTGGTTTTTTATATTTAAGTTTTGGTACTTTAGTTGATCTTGTTTTTATATATTTAAGTAACTCGTCTTTAACTTGGGGCTGTTCATGCCATTGGTTATGTGTTACTATACTATATCTTTGTTCTCCATTAAAGTTTTGCCAAAATTTAACAGACTTTACGTCCGCCATAGTTAAACCATTATCTAATAAATGTTTTTGAAAAGCTTGACTTTGGCTTAATTCGTGACCATTATCATTATTCATACGTTCTTGTACCCATTCTTCAGAGGTTACAAGTTTTTTACAATCTTTAATAATAGCTATATCAACTTCCCATTTATCTGCTAACCATTGTGCTCCTTTTTTTAAAAATCCTTTACGTGTTCTAAATTTTTCAATAATTTCATCTCTTGTCATTTAATATAAATTTAAGTTCATTAAAACTGTTTTCCTTAGATATTAAGTCAGATGGATCTTTAGACTCAAATGTTTTTGGTAAACAGATGTTATTTAAACCATATAAGTCACAGATTTTCTTAGCCATAGTTTGGCCAGGATTACCTAGTTTAGTAAAATCATTATCATATAAAATTTCTATTGTGTTGAATCTTTCTTTTAGCTCACTTATTAATTTTTTATCAGGTATTTGCATTTCACTTTGCATAGCTATCGAATGATAACCTGCAGCATGTAAACACATAACATCTTTAAGGGAAGAAGTAATTATAAGTCTCTCACCATTATTCGGGAGTTGGTTATATCCTTGCACGTCTGTTTTGTTTGTATTGCTTAACCACTTATTTTTTTCTTCATAAGGAGAATAGATTTTATATCGATTCTTAAATTTGAATGCATAAGTAATTGA